AAGAGCTTAGCTTCTGCAAAAGAAATCGCTAAGTTCCAGCAACTTAGTGCTCAGCACTTGCTTGACGGCAAGTTGGAATCAATTGAGGCAGAGCGGGTAGATGCAAGAAGAGCTGTTCATGCAGCAGCGATAGCAAGAGATTCAAAAGCTGCGGCCTCTGCTACAAGCTCTGGATCAAGTTCTGGATCAAGTTCGGTTGGAAGCGTTTCCGATGCGGTGAATAAGGCAACCACTTTGGGTCCAGCGGGACGCACGACCCAAACAATGTCAACAGCAGGGCCTATCGACCCTGAGGTTTACAAGAAAGTTATTGACAGGGCTCCTGTCGGTGGTTTCAGAAACCCTGCAGATCTTGTTACTGCTCTGGACAAAGCGATGGGCTATTACGGAAACGGTGGCCACGTCAGTGGGGCGCAAATAGCAATGATCGGGGAGAAAGGCCCTGAGTACGTTGTTCCAGAAAAGAAAGCAGCTGCATTCGCAACTAATTACCTGATGGGGGCTCGTGGAGCGGGTGCGATTCCTCGCTATGCCGAAGGTGGCTATACCGGGTCAATCAACATTCAGACTGGCCCTGTAATGCAGCAAGATAATCAGACGTATTTGACAATTGGTCAATTTGAAGAAGGGATGCGAGAATTGACGGAATCTCTTGCACGCGGTGGCCGTAGTTATGGCTCACGTCAGTTCCAGGGGATCTCATAATGAGTTTTAGGGGCCAAGCTCAGTATTTAAGGGTTTACGCGCCAGGTGGAGCGGATTACCAGCTGTGGCAGAATTTTTACGTGAACACGAGCGTTACGCTGTCTTCTAAGACATACAGCTTTTTCCCTTTCGCTTGTGATGGCGTTTCAGAAACTTCTGCGCTAGGCGGACAATCAGTGCAAGTAAAATTTCCTGCAACTTCTCTAGCTGTCAACGCATTCCAAGACGCGTCAAGACTGAAGTATCTGTGTGAATTGAGCGTATATGAGTTTGATACTCGTCTAGGGATTGACAGTCCTCAGTCAGGACAAACTTTAATTGCAAATTTTTTAGGTTATGTGTTTCGGATGAGTGGTTCCTTTACTGCGCTTAGAGTGGAGCTTGGATCATCGCTTGCGCCTATTGGGGCGCAGATCCCGCCACTTACCGCGAGCAACGCATTAGTCGGAGTTCCTATCCAGGTATGACTCTCGAATTTACCGAACCTTTATTCTTGCTGTCAGCACAGACTGGCCTGTCTGTCTCCGAACTACGGGCACAGTCTGCAGAGGGTAATCCGGATGTTTCAGGGCCTCAAGCAATTTTAAAGACAGGCGAACCAATTCCAATTGTTTTCTGCCGTCGTAGAGCGATTAATTCAGTGGAAACAGGCGGAGCAATGATTGCTCCAAAAGCGACTGAGGGCTTTTTTACAAACGATTTAGTTGTGACCGAGGTTGAAACCGGTAGTGCTTGGACTACTACTCAGGTGAATGAGGAGATAGTCGTTAAATTGCTTTTGGTCGTGAGTCAAGGCCAAATAGGCACAATCCAAGTTAGAGATATGTTTTATGGCAATTGCCGCCGTGGAACGTATAACCAAGCCTATAACGCTCGTGCGGGCAGCTGGGCTCCAGGAAATACAATCGATGACTATATAGATGTTCACGTTTCACCCAACCAGTATGGCGCTTACGTTATTCCGTCGATAACGCAGAATGAGGTATGGTACAAGGTCGGAAATTGGCTACGTGGCCGGGTAGCTTCTGGAACTGTCGGTGGCTTTATGTTTTTCAACATTGCCTACAGAGAGCATAAGATGCCTACGTTTTGTGGAACGTCTGGCAGCTACAGCGGTTTGACAACTTTAAGCTTTGAAATATCTCTTACCGGAAGTACAGATTGGAATAAACAGATAAGTGCTTTTGTAAGGGATGGTCTTCAAGTCGAAAGGTTGACTGATGGTACAACAGGTGCATCGGACAACTTTGCTGATCTTGCAAAGTATTTGATGCTGCAAAGCGGAAGGTTACCGAGCGATTTAATCGATGATTCATCGCTTGGTATTGCGGCTAATTTTACCAATGCCAATAATTTTTTGTTCAACGGTGTATTAGCGAAAAGTCAAAACTTGTCTGATTGGCTGCAAAAAACTTCATACAATTTCCTTCTTCGCCTAACAAACACGAACGGAAAATTTGGTCTGAAGCCACGCCTGCCTTATAACACAGATCATACGATTAAAACAACGGCAATCACGCCAGAGTTTACCTTTACTGAAGACCACGTTTTAAGTGGTGGATTTGAAATTGATTTTGTCAGCTTGGAGGATCGAGAGCCTGTCTGTGTTGTAGCGCAATGGCGGCAACAACCTGAAGCTGACTACGGCTTGGTACGGACAATAAATGTTCGGTATCAAGGCGAAGCAGTATCTGGTCCATTTGTTTCGATGGATTTAAGCGGGTATTGCGTGACGGAGAATCATGCGATCAAAGCTGCAACATACAAGCTTGCCACTCGTAAACACGTAACGCATCATTTACGAATAAAAGTGCGTGAAAGAAACTATAACAGCACGCTTGAGGTGGGTGATATTGTCCGTGTCCGATTGAAACGCGAAACCTCTGAAGGAGAGATTCAATATCACGATAAAGTATATGAAATTGCTCGAATTGAAAAAACTTTTGGCAGCTTAATTAAGTATGATTTGACGCATTTCCCGATAGACAGCCAAGGGCGTAGTATCGTTGCTCAGGTTGTTGATGGGGCGACTGGAGCGGGTAACGTAATCAATGTTGGACGCAGCACGCATGACTGCGATACTAATAGTTCAACATCCACATCGACTGTGGGATCGACGACTTCATCCCCAAGCAATCCCCCCTCGTCCGGTGATACACAGAACGACATTTCTGATGGAAGCCAAGACTCACCATTCCCGGGTGGCTTCTCTAATTTCCCAGATCCAATTGATGATCAAACTTCTCCTTCTAATACTACGCTGACACGTCCCACAAATACCGGGTATGTTGGCAATCCTGCTCTTTATGGCAACGTAATATCATTCAACCCAGGGTGCCCAAATGCGCGTATTCAGTGGTACTTGATTGATACAGCAACAGGCGCCCAAGAGCTTGTTAGTTCTGGAGTCGCAGAAACATTTATTGTCGGTGAAACTGCAGCGTCTTTTGGAAAATCAGTTTTAGGTGTTGGGTGCTGCCCTGACCCTTCTGCCCCTGGAGGCTATTCCGCTTGTACCACGTCTGAGCAGATTCAATTAGGCAATGACGGAGCTGCTGGTTGCGTCCGAATGACTGGTGGTACGGCGGTGCTATGCATTGTCGATACCAGTGGCAACACCGTGCCATTCTTCTATCCGGGAGACACTATGCACTCCATTTCAAAATCTGCTGTAGAGATAATGCATACAGAAGTGTTTTACTTGCTAAATAGTGGGAAATGGTATAGTCGTGCCTGGTTTAAAGTAGATATGGCCTGCAATGGCGTGACACAAGTTACGTCTACCGGGGTTAAAGCAGTATATAATACTGAACAACAAGCTAGAGATGTTAAATGGACACTTAGCACAGGTCTTGACCCCCAGTATTACGCACCCAATTGTGCCGGGGGTACGTGCTCCGGAACGATTTAAACGATGGCTGACTTTCCTTCCCTCGCTCCTCAATCCCGAACTTATACCCCTGGCTCGTATGCAGTTTTGAGATCTACAACACTATCTGGCGTAGAAACAACTGTGCGTAAAAATAATGCCGCTGTCAATTATCGATTGCGGCTTACGTTTACGAGCGGTTCAACAAGCCAGCAGAAACAGATATTTTCGCACTATGCGATTCAAAATCGCTTTCAACCATTTGACCTCCCTAGCTCTGTTTTGCAAGGTTCTGCCTTGACGTTCCCTTCAGGATATCAGTGGATCTACGCTAACCCTCCTGCGGTTGCTTACGATCCAGGTGTGATAAAAGTATCAGTAGAGCTACAGTTAATACCTCCATACAGTATTTAAGATGAGTGCTTTCCCAAGCTTGGTTCCAAACTCAATCAGCCTTGACTTTGGAGTGCCTCAGGTTAGTGAATATGCCGCCTTTGGTACTGGTCCGATACGGTTTAGGCATACAAATTATGTCAGTAGTCAAGCTTTTAGTTTTAAATATGAAGGGCTTGATCAAACTTCAATTGAGTTATTACGCACTCATTATTTAAATAACGATGGTACTGCAGGAGAATTTTCCGTTCCGGGTGTAATTTTTGGCGGAGCTGAAGTTACTGACACATCGAGTACCTACCGATATGCAGAGACACCAACAGAACAGCATATTGGTTTTCAGCGGTATAACGTCACTGTCTCTATACGCGCTATTGAGGGCGTTCTTCTCCTGTTTACCTTAGATGCAGGATCTGAAGCTTTGCCTGCGGACGAAGCCTTTGATAGGTATGTATTTAATGGAACGGCACCGTTCCTTTTGAGTGGGACTGGCGACCCTGACGTTACGCTTATCATGGACGGTAACTAGGTCAATTCATGGCTGGAACTCAAGTCAAGGTACAAATGCAGCAGCGGCGGGATACTGCTGCAGGCTGGGTCAGTGGAAACCCAACACTATTGTCCGGTGAATTGGGGTATGAGTCGGATACAGGGAAATGGAAGGTAGGAAACGGTTCTACCGCTTGGAGTTCGCTTGCCTATAGCTTTTCTAGCGATTCAATATCAGAAGGCGACAGCAAGGCCGAAGTTATAGACGCCGGTAGTGATGGCCGTTTTGTTGTCACGACTGAAAACGCCGAACGGCTTCGTGTTGGCCCTGCTGGTCAGATTGGGGTTGGTGGAGCGAATTACGGCACAAGCGGCCAGGTTTTGACAAGTGGTGGTGCGTCAGGTGCAATTACTTGGGCCACGCCTGCAGGGGGCGGAGCTACTGGCGGTGGATCAGACGAATGGGCTTTAGAGCACGACAACACGATTACGACAACTTATACGATTGGAACTGGCAAGAATGTGGTTTCCGCTGGCCCCCTTAGTATTAATGCAGCAGCAACGATTACAGTTCCTGCGAACAGCTTCTGGGTGGTTGTCTAATGGCACTTCGACTGAAAGGACAAACAACAGGCTATGTAGAGCTTGCAGCGCCTGCCACGGCAGCTGATAACACGTTAACTTTGCCAAACGGCAACGGCACGAATGGCCAAGTATTGGCAACTAATGGGAGTGGCACCCTTAGTTTTGCTGATACTGTAAAAACCAACGCTGAGCAAACATTTTCAGCAGCTCAAACTTTTAATGCCGGTTTAGCAGTTGACGGCGCTTATAAGCAAACAGCGGAAGCAGTAGGGGCACTAGATATTGATCTTGCTACTGGCAACTACTTCACCAAGACCATTAGCGCCGATTCAACGTTTACTTTTTCTAATCCTCCCGCAAGCGGAACAGCGGGCAGTTTTACTTTAGAACTTACGCACACATCAGGGACTGTTACTTGGCCTTCGAGCGTTAAGTTCCCTGCTGATACCGCTCCAACGCTTACTGCAGGCAAAACGCATCTTTTTGTTTTTGTAACTGATGATGGTGGTACGCGTTATCGCGGCGCTGCCCTTGCTGATTACGTGAACTGACATGGATCCTATTACACAACAAGCAGTATTTGCTGCAGCAGGTGCAGGCGGTGGCGCGAAAACTTACGTTGATGATGTTTTTAGTACGTTTTTGTATGAGGGCAACAACAGCACGCACAATATTACGAATGGGATTGATTTAGCGGGTGAAGGTGGATTATCTTGGATAAAGGTTCGTGATACTTCAGACTTACACATCCTTGTAGATACAGAGCGTGGGGCGACTAAACAACTATCTTCTAACAGTACAGCTAGTGAGGTTACGCAAAGTCGTTTTTCTTCTTTCAATTCAGATGGGTTTACGGTTGCGACTAATGACAATGAGATTAACAATTCTGCCTATGACTACGTCTCCTGGACATTCCGCAAAGCGCCTGGTTTCTTTGATGTAGTTACTTATAGCGGTAGCTCAAATAATCAAACTATTTCTCATTCGCTCGGCAGCGTACCGGGAATGATTATTGTTAAAAATCTTACTGATACTGAGTCATGGGCTGTTTACCATAGAGACATAGGAAGACTCAATTCATTATATTTAAACGAAACGAGCGCCCAATCAGGAACAGTTACTGATTGGCAATATTTGAACCCTACGGCTTCTTCTTTTTTTGTTGGAACTAATTCCAAGACAGGCGCAAACGGTAAAAATTACGTCGCCTACATCTTTGCCCACGACGACGCATCGTTTGGCACGGATGAGGATGAAAGCATTATTAAATGTGGGAGTTATACGGGCAATTCAGGTGGTGAAGGTCCAGAAATCAACCTAGGTTGGGAACCACAATGGGTGATGATAAAAAAAACCAATGGCACTGGTGGTGATACTGATAACTGGATTATTTATGACTCCATGCGGGGGATTGTTACAGGATCTACAGAAACTAATGGTAATGATAAGGCATTATGTGCCAACTTATCCACTCAAGAAGATACTGGTAAAAACTATGCTGCCGATTTAATAAATTTAACTTCAACTGGATTTAAATTAAATAATCAAGGGTATAGCACTACTGATAGTGGTAATCATATTTACATGGCAATCCGCCGTCCGCATAAGCCGCCGGAAGCTGGAACGGAAGTGCTTCAATCTTTAACTTATACTGGTTCTGGTGGGAACATTACTCGATCAACAAACATTTTAGTAGATTTCGTTATTGCACAGAGAACAGCCGGAGGGGATCCTTATATTTCTGATCGACTAAGGGGACCAAAGCAAGGGTTAATTCCAAGCGCCAGCAGCGCAGAAAGTTCCCCAAGTAATTTCTTTAGCGAGTTTGGCAATAATTACATAAAAATGGGCAACAGTGCAGCTGTTAACGACGGCGGCACTGCTTATCTTTTAAGCATGTTCAAACGTGCCCCAGGCTTCATGGATGTAGTTGCTTATCAGGGAACGGGCTCAGCGCATACGGTAAACCACAACCTTGATGTAACGCCGGAACTTGCAATATTTAAAAAGCGAAATGCAGGTTATGGATGGCTTATTACCAGTTCTGAACTATCAAATTGGTCGAATAAATTCATTATGAATAACGGTCAAGCAACTCTTGCTGAGAACATCTTTACTGCAGTTCCCACACCAACTCAACTAAAACTAAGCACTTCTAGCTATGTTAATGCATCTGGCGACACCTACATCGCCTACCTCTTTGCAACCTTGTCCGACATCAGTAAAGTAGGTACCTACAGTGGATATACGAGCAACGCGGTTAACGTTAACTGTGGGTTTAGTGCAGGCGCAAGGTTTATATTGATTAAACGAATAGACGCTGATGCTGATTGGTACGTTTGGGATACAACTCGCGGCATTGTGAGTGGTAATGATCCATACATACTTTTGAATAGCGATGCAGCCCAAGTAACAAACACCGATTACATCGACCCTCTTAGTACAGGTTTTACAGTTACTGCATCAGCCCCTGCTGCTCTTAATGCAACTGGCGGCACTTACTTATTCCTCGCCATTGCCTAACCATGGAAATCCGCAACCGCTCCACAGGCGCTGTCACCACTGTCAGTCAGTTCAAAGCTGAGCACCCCAACACCAGCTTCCCCAAACAGATCAC